TCCACCATCCGTGCACAGCGATGCTGGTGGCGTTACAGGCGGTGTAACCGGAGGTGTCACAGGTGGTGTAACTGGTGGAGTAACTGGTGGTGTTACCGGCGGTGTAACGGGTGGTGTAACTGGTGGAGTAACAGGTGGAGTAACAGGTGGAGTAACAGGTGGAGTAACGGGTGGTGTTACAGGAGGTGTTACTGGCGGTGTAACTGGAGGTGTAACCGGTGGCACAGCTGGAGTAACAGAGTTAGAAGCAGCAGACGTATTTGAAACTACACCATAGTTCGTAGTTCCAAACACCGTAAAAGTATAGCTTGTCCCATTGCTTAAACCAGTTACGGTTATTGGCGAACTGGATCCGGTAGCTGTTATGCTACCTGGGCTTGATGTTGCGGTATAAGTAATCGTACCTTTGCCAATATAAGATGAGGCTGTAAAGGCAACAGTTGCTTGAGCATTGCCAGCAGTTGCCGTACCGATAGTTGGCGTGGTTGGCTTTTTGCCACCAGAAGCTGCGTTACCTACAAATGCACGCGACATTAGGCGCTTAAGTCTCCTATGAGCACCCATGTGTCGGCTGCTCTTTTAATCAGTGTTGCGCTTGACCATTGAGTACGAAGCTTTAATCCTGGTGTTGCATTGACTGTCACACCACCTGCACCAGCCACGGTCACTTGACCTGCACCTGTTTGAAGCAATATTATTTGCGTACCAACAGTAAAGTTTACAGATGAGTCTAACGGAACTGTCATTGTTATCGGTGATGCATTACTTAGTTCTATTACCCTGCCATCATCTGCGGCAACCAACGTATAAGTTGTACCAGTCTGTGCGTTGGTGGCTATATGACTGATGACATTACCAGTAGTTGTAAGCGATGTGCCTGTTGCTGCACCAATGTTTGGTGTGGTCAATGTAACTGATGCGGCAATCTCTGACGTGCCTACTGCACCTGCTGCTATCTTGGCAGCCGTTACTGCATCGTCAGCTATGATTGAAGTTGTTACAGCTCCTGTTTGAATCTTTATGGTCGATATGGCATCGTCTGCTATGTCTTCTGTGTTGATTGCACCGGGATTAAAATTTCCTCCTGCGGCCAATCCATCAACGAATGATTTGATTCCTAACCAGTTGTCGTTGTGGTCAACTGCTTGAATTGTGGTTCCATTGACGAATACCACTGGTATGCTAAATGTTGCCATGTTACTTTTGACTCCTTACTTTTCTAGACTTAAATTTGTAGGCAATTGAATTTATGCCCCAGTATCTGCCTGGATACTGTGCTGCCGTGTTGTCATCCGGCCCATTAAATTGCAACAGCACAGCTTTTGCTTTCTTTAATCTTGAGCCAGCTTGCAAACCTACCGGCAGTGATTGGACGCCATAGATACCGGTTCCATATATGCCAGTTCCATACAAAGCTCCAGTTGTTTCAGCATCGAGTATCAAGCCAGTAGAAACTGCAACAGTGCTGGTGTTGAAATCATGGTAAACCTTAATGCCCAAAAGAGTGTCTTCTTGTACGTCACGAACAACGAACAATGGTTTTACGAACGTTTTGTCTTGCACATAACGGTCGTTATAAAACCAAGATGTAGTGTAAGTTGTTACAAAACTGCCAGTGGTATTTGGTGTAGCACCTTGTAACACAGCGTCTTTGTCGGTCACTGGTATGTTACCTGCTTCGTATTCGTCTACCAAAAACACAAAAGGAAAGTTGGGGTCTGGATTTATCATCAAGTGATAAACCTCTTCATCCGAATCATACCAGTCCAAACCGCCGTAGAGACCGAACTCATCTGTGGATTGAAACATGGTATAAGCACCACGTTGTCCTATGGATCCGTCGAATACAAAGTTGACGGTTGAGGTTGTTTGTGGCACGCCTGTTGATTGCCAGTCATACGGTGCCGAAGTCCACAGTCTATTGTTTACAAATCCTAAAGTAACTTCGTCTAGTTTCTGTGCATTTATTTTATTTTCATCAATGGTTGGTGTTAAACGGTCAAAGATATTTTGTAATCCATTACGGTCAAAAAAGAACAAACCTTTTGGATAATCAAAAAAATAAACACCGCCATCACCTTCTGTTGCCTGTTGCGGTATGTCAATGCCTACGATTGTTGATATTTCTACAAGCTGAAAAGAATCTGCATCGTAACCCATTAATAAATAAATAGCTTTTGGCTTGAATATTAACAGCTGACCGTCGACTATTCTAAGACCTGTTATTCCTTCGCCACCGGCAATGATGTCAATGTAATCGTCTACGTACCAATCTTCTGGCAGATTTTCATGCGACCAACGTACTCTGTTTGGATATGCCGTGCCATTTTCATATGTGTTGGCAACAAACAATTTGTTTGCATGGGCAATTGATATTTCTGCTCTTGGCATGTACCCACCAACTGGATTGGTGTATTGCTGCCATGTTGGACCAGATGCCGTAAGTGCGGTTGCATATGTATTGCTTGCAGTCCATTTGTACATTTGTGTTGCGTCTTTTCCAAGAGCAATGTACAAACTATCTTCCCATTGCGCCATTCCAGCACCATTTGGCGATTTAACATTTAATGGTGTGGAAGCTGCACTATCTAATGTTGTAAAGTTTTTGTTACCAGTATCTGCGTAATAAACTCTGCCGTCTGTTGGGCCGGTTGAATCATAACCGGTAGTCAGCATTAACTGTGGGTCAGTTGAATATTTGTAATTGTAAAGTCCCTTTGGTTTCCAATTGCCTGATACAGCAGTGTCATTGAAGACTTGGTATCCTGCGCGACTAAACACTCCACCACGTGGGTCAATCTCCATGTTTAATATGTATGGTGATTCATTTTGTGCCAATTGAAATTGGTCTGCACGAAAGTTTATTCCGCCAGTAAAATCTCTAATTTGGGTGAACTGAATACTGCTAGTGCTTCTTGTCGGCGGACTGCTAGCAAGGAATCCTTTTGCCATTTAACTCCACTCTCCGGTTGCAACTGCTCGTATTGACAAATTGGCCATGTATCTATACCAATCGTAAGGATTGACTTGCAGACCGCCAGACAATATAAATTGCTGGTTGCGGTTTACTGCCGTCTTCCAACCACGGACCATGGCAACGCCTTGCTCGTAGTTGTTCATGTAAATGCTTGCCATCTCAGGGTCTTCCTGGAATTGGAAAATTCGAGCAAGCACGTAGTTTATAAGCGGCAAATGGAACTCTGGGTCGATGTCTATTGGTAGTGTCGGATCCGACAACCAAAGTATTGAGTGTCTGCGATAACCCATTATTTGAATGGTGTACGGCGAATCTGGCTTGGGCCAAATGTTTATTGCGCCACCCCATATAGAAAAGTATGCTGGTATTCCAGCTATGTCATTGTCGCTTCCAGGAGGCCAGATTTGTTCTGCTCTGTACTGGTCAATGTAAATGAGTTGATTGCCAGAGTTGGTTGTGTTTACAAGATTGTTTATTTTTGCGATTGTTGCAAATGGAACTGTTGCTCCACCTACGGCAGGAAGTATTTGTGTAAACGTTGAATTGTAACTGCGTCCAGAAGTTCCGGCAACTGCAGAAGTGCTATCAACTGCTCCGAACGTGGTTGCAGGAGAAGTGGCACCAGCAAACGTATATTCAAACTGGTCAGGATTTATTGGGTTACCATTGCCGTCTACTGGTACGGTTATCGTGTAGAAACCGTTGTATGCAGCTGGTGAACATCCTGTTATCTGCATGACGTTTCCAGTCACTAGACCGTGGTCACCGTCAGTGGTCAACGTTGCTGTGGTGCCAACAGAAGTAAGATTTGATATCGTGTACGTTGGCGTTATTTGAAACTCATAAGAAGTTTGGTAGTACGGCCAACCAGTGTCGGCCATGACTATCTTTTCAAAACCTTCTCTAATGAAACCTTCTACAACGTCAGAAGGAATGTCTTGTGATGTACCCGTACCAATGTCATAGTCAAGCAACTGTGCTATAAACGACAGAAGTATGTTTGTGGTTAGATTTCTATTGGTACCAAAATCAATCGGTGTATTAGGACTTGCCATCCGTTACTCCTGTGGTTGTGTAACTTCTTCTTCTTTTTCTTGTGCGGCCAATTTCTTTTCAACTTGACGCAAGTGACCTATGCAGAATAAACTTCCTTTTGCACGAGGTGCCAGGCATACTTCTTCTTTAATACTCAATGCCGTGCAATGCGGTGTTGGCGTTTTGTACTCTATACCAGATGGTGGAGCTGGTTCTACGCCTTGACCATGGTATGCCATACGACCATTGCCGACATGTTGAGTGCCTGCTACCACTCCGTACGGTTCGGTACCTGCCAATCCTTGGCTGTGACCTTGTGTTTGCTTGTTCATAAACTTCTCCTTCGTTAAATGTAGAACATGCCGCCAGGGGTCCTTCACCCCCAGCGGCACGTAAATTGTTTTACTGATTAGGCTTCAGCTGGCCAGTCAACGCGCTTCCATGAAAGGGTGGAGAGTCCGCCCTTTGCAATGATAGAAGATGCATTTTCTGCAATGCCGCTGACTCCGATGAAACCATCTGCTGATGGTGTGATTACACCATAAACAAATGCCTGGTTCAAACCAGTTGCCAAAGCAACCGAAGCTGAACCATGGTCTGGAGTATCAACAGCAACGCAAGCTGTGCGAACTACAGTTGTTGCATCTGTGTTGTATTCTGAAACAAATGCTACTGCTGTTGGTGTTGCACCTGCGTTGATTGAAAACGCTGCACCATCTGTTGCAGCTGCTGCTGAATAAGCAATACGAGCTGCAAACTCATATGTTTCTCCAGCTTTTCCATACCATCCGAAGTCACTATCATCAAGTACTGCATATGATGTGCCTAGTGTTACATCTGCTGCGAGAACATTTGTTCTCTCAACAATGAATTTATTATTTGTTGCCATAGTTGTTTTTCTCCTTGCCTTTCGGCAGATACCTAACTAATGTTTTATTAATTAGAATTGTTTTTTGTTTGTTTTTATTGCGGGAATCGCTGGTGGGAGAAGAGCTACTCGAAGGATAGCAGCCTTTCAACTTCCCCCACCAACGAAACTTATTAGGCGTTAGCTGACAAGAAGCCTTGACGCGAACGGTTGCTGCAGGTTAACTGACCATAGGCCAACACGAGGGCGTAGCGGGCATCAACGCCAGCAACTGTACCCTTCATGAAGTCTGTGGTTGTGAACCAGTAGCCGTTCATGCCTGTGAGCTTCAAGTACTTCGTGTTAAGGAAGTACATTGGTGCGCCAGATGCATCACTGCCAAGAGTAAGGTCAAACACAACTGGTGTCTGCTTAAACATCAAGTTAGTGAAACCATTGTTTGCCTTGCTTACATCCTGGTAACGAATGTTATTGACAAGCAATGACTCGTACTTCTCGAAAAGGTTGTGGTTCGTGATGATGAGGTCAGGAACGTCACTGCCCTTTGAGGCCTGGTTGTAAATGGACGCCATGTCGGTCAGTGCCAATGTTGCAGCTGTACCATCATATGTGGGGTTCCACCATGAGTTGGTATTTGCATCAATGCCACCGACTGTGTTGTTCTCGGTGCCCACTATCTGGCCAAGGCTGTTGAAGTCTGATGATGCTGGTGCAACGCCAGGTGAACCGAAAAGCTGCTCGTTGAGGGTTGTCTTCAAAGACATCTCAGCTTGCATGATTTTGGCATTCAACAGTTTGATGATTGCCTCTGTGCCACGGTTCTTTGCTTCTTCGATACCGCTGATTGCGATAGAAGCAGCCATCTGCTTCCAGTCATACTCAGCAGCTGAGATGCCTTCCTGTGGGGTGAGGTCAATTGCATCGTAACCACTGTACGTGCCAACGGTGTCGTTGACCGCGTAGAGTAGCGGCTCGATGATTTGGGTGCCGCCCTCTTCGACACGGACTCTGCCGCGTTCGTTGAGGTGGTTAAGAAGGACTAGGTCCTTGAAAATGTTGTCGACAAGCGTTGGCTGATAGTTCTGCAGCGTAGTCGACAACAGTGAATTAAAGTCGGGATTACCGGCCATGTTAGTTGTCTCCTTGTTGGATTAGTAGTTGAGTGTTTTCTTGGCCTGTTCAAAGGCTTCAAAAACTGACGTTGGTTTGGCAGTAACCGGTGCTGTTCCAGATTTTGATGACGATGCTGAAGACACTATAGTTGCTTGACGTTTGGCTTCTTTTCTAGACTGGTCTTCATTTAGCTTCTTGCTGGCCTCAGTGGCCTTGGAATAAACCTTATCAAATGCAATTTGCTTGAAGACTGCTTCTAGGTCAGTTGAACCAATCGTTAGTGCTTTGGCTACGACTTCGTCTGGATTAAAATCATCACCGTACTTGCTCTGCAAAGTATCTATAGCCTTGGTCAACTCACTCATAGCTTGCTTCTGTTCGAAGGCTGCAATTCGTTGTTCTAGGCTACGAATATGCTTCTCAGACGGATCCAGGTATTCTTCCTCAACTTGTTGCTGAGGTTGGGCACCTAAACCATAGTGCTGTTGAAGCATCTGCAAGGTGGTTACAGGGTCCTTTTGGAGGGCATCCGCCAGGGTGGCTGCAAACTGTACTTGCTTTCTTTGCTCACTGAGTTCCTGTGTCTTGCGGGTATAATCCGCTTGACGCTGGTACCCAGCTATGGCCTCTTGTAGTGGAACGACAAGCTCTTGTCCATCAACTTGAACTTTAATATGTTTATCAGTAAAGTTTGCGATGTCAAAAAGCTCAGGTTCTACCTGGGCCTCTTCTACTCCTGCATTTTCAGCGTTTTCAACTTGTCCATCTAGTGTGGGGTCGTCAACGGTTGCATTAGTTTCTTCTATATTGCTCATTGGGAGTTCTCCTTCTTGATTGTTCCCTCTACTTATTGTAGACTTTTTTTCGTTTTAGTTTTAAATTAGGCTAATGGGGGTACTTGTCCACCCTGTAAAGCAGCCACTATTTCAGGCGGTAATGAACCTGGAATGTTGTTTTGTTGCGGGACCATCGGTGCTTGACCTGGTAAACCGGGGGTTGGTACACCTTGAGGTGCTTGCTCTTCCATGGCCATGCCCGGAACGCCACCCATACCTTGAGGCTGTTGATTTATAAAGCTTGCTGCATCTTTAACACCAAAACCTATTGTAAGAACATATTCGGCTAGCCTTGGCAAATTAATTAAATTAGCTTGGGCAAACGGTGCCATGGCATCTACCATCTGTAAGGCCATTTGGCGTCTAAATGATTCGTTTACAGGTGCAGTGGATCCGGCTTCTACCTGGAAGTCAAACTCACCCGCAATGTAATCTTTATCAAAAGTAAGCCATACTGGTGCACTTTCTGAACCTATGATTCTTACCGTTTGTTCTCCAGTTAGGTATTGCTGAGCCAGCATGATGAGTCTTTCGGCACATCTTGCTATACCCTTCTCTATGATGATGAGCTTTTCTGAAGCTCTTGCATTTGCGGCGTCTTGGGCAATGGCTGCTTCAGTTGCAGTTCTTCTAATTTCTGGTACTGCACCGCGTTGGTATTCAGATACACCGGATACTCTGTCAATGTCATTTGTAATGAGATTTGACTGATTGTAAAATTCTGGTGGATTGATGATTGCGGGCACTGGCTGAATTACGTTTGCCAGATTTTCTTGACCCTTGACAGCAACGATTACGTTGTCTTCATCGGAAACCAATGCTGCTCTTCCGTCATCATCAAATGCATCTTCTCTAAAGATGTACTTGCGACTGTAGCGCTTTCTGTGGTTCATCATCTGTGTACGAGTCTGGTTTAATTCGTACTGCAGTGGCTCGATGGCTTCTAATTCTCCCATTGGATAAAAGAATCCTGGAATTTCATAGTTGCGAAGCATGATAAACGGATGACCAAAGACGAATGGTATCTTGGTTGGTTTAATCAAGAACTTGTCACCAGTCTCGGAGAACACTGATATGGTGCCAGCTTCTATATCGTAGTATTCCCAGATGTCGGCATAACCTTGGTCTGGCGAACTTGATGTTGCAGAGTCGATTGCAGGTGAAAGATAATTGCCTGGACCGTTGTAACCGTTACCGTATCTTGAATACGATGTAGCGGATACTTCTTGTCTTGCTGTGGCATTGTATCTTTTATCAGCTTTAACGTCTTTTAGCGGGCGACGTATTCTTTGTGCAATCCAGCGAATGTCATTCATGCTGCAACCATCCGGATCCACAAACATATCAAATGGGTCTACTCTTTCAAGAAAAGGACGGTCTTCTTTTATGATAGTGTTTGCTTCCATCTCTGAAGTTGGCGGTGCTGCAATTTCATCTGCGGTATCTTCAATATCATCTACTTTTTCTACTTCTACGAAACGATAACCTGCTTTTAACCAACCGTGACCAAGAATTAAGAAATCTTTTACTGCACGTTGAAATTCGTCTTGGCAGTCATAGTGTTGCCACCAGTAGTTAATGATGGCTTCTGTCAAAATTGCTTTGTCGCCGTCTTCTGGAGTTCTAGGATTAACGTTAATTTTTGGACGTCCAACCGACACGGCTGGTGCAAGAACGTTGATAGTAGCAAAAGAAATATTGACAAGAAGTCTGTCGTATGGCAATGGTTGGCGATACTGTTTGCCGCGATAAAGATTAATTAACCTTTGCCATAATTGGTCGTATTGTTCATTGGTGCGCCAACGTTTGGAATAATCCAAGTGCGAACGATACTTTCCTAAAATTTCACTATTTGATTTGCGTGCCATTTACTTCCTCTTTCCTTTAACCAATCCTTCGCCAATGGCTGCCAATCTGCAGTAGCCATTTGGTTCTGCTTGCTGCACGATGATGTGACAGCCTTTCATTTCTGGGCACCAGAATGCACAGTTAGAACATTTGACACCAATCTTGGCATCTGTGTTTTGTGATGCTGGAACGTAACCAACCCAAATACCGTTGTCATCATTGTCGGCCAACTTGCCATATTCTTCAACAATTTCAAACATTGACTCAACATAGTCAGCTTCTGCTGGTGCTAGTTTAATGATTGGGTTAGTTACACCTTCAGGAAGTTCTTCGTCTTCTTCCTCTTCTTCGCCTTCTTCTTTTTCATATTCTTCTTTGCCGCCACCAAACTTAATAGCAATTTCAAATGCTTGGCCTACTGGTGAATCTTTTTCTCTCATACTTGCTCCTAACAATCCCATTTACGGAGAGCCAACGCCTTGCGTGTTGGTCTACCTTTTTTATCTTTCATTGGGCCAGGCATTCCACCCATGCGTGCGCAGAATGACTTGCGTCTTGCTGCTGCCTTTGGTGATTTCTTAGCCTGCTTAGCAGATACTGGTGGCTTTAGATTCATGCCTTGTGCCTTGGCTGATGCACGGCCTTTAGCATTCAGTCCACCTTTAGGATTCTTACCGTTCTTTTCTTTGCCAGGCGGCTGTCTTTGGCATTATTTGGCTGCCCTCATGTTATCGATAAGATTAGGGTAAGGTCTGCCAGCTTTTTTGGCTGCGGCTTTTGCTTTAGCTTTTTGTGCTGGTGTCAACTTCTTTGATTTGCCCAAAGACTTTGGACGTGGTTTTTCCCAGACTGGTTTAGTACTTTTTCTTTTTGCCATTTTTCTTTTTCCTTGCTGGAATATATTTCTTCTTTGTTGTTGATGGCATTGTTGGATAGTTTGGATTACCTGGCATTGGAGTTTGAAACAAACGTTACGGTAAGTTCAACATCGCCTACCGAAACAAAAGCAGGTGATGAATATATATCACCGTAAATACCAATGTATGTTAATCCAGCAACTGGAACTCTAAATATCTGATGCTCAGATGATGGGCTTGAACCAACTTCTGAAGTAACTGCTGTTGTCCAGTTTGTTCCAGAAATAGATTGAACAGCCAATAAATCTGAAAAGCCAGTTACGTCAGTGTTGTCACCGTAAAATTCTATAGTTCCACCCCATGTGCCTTTAATCTTGATAACACAATCCGTGTAATCAGCACAATTAAAAGTTTTAAATGGATATGGTGTTTGATTGCTGTTAAGCACGTCTGTATAGGTTAACATTATTTACCTTTCTTTGAGGCACGCTTGCGTCCAGCAGCGGCCATCTTTTGGAATTTAGATTTACCGTATTTCTTGCGGCCAATTGAGGCAGCAACTGCGGCTGGATCCGATACTTTCCCCTTCAAGGATTTTTCTAACTTGGCAAAGCGTCCGCCTCCACCAAGCTTCATTGATTTCTTTGCCATGTTATTTTTTCTTTCCTTTTTTCATTTCTTTTTTTGCTTTGCCGTAAGCTTTACCCATTGGAGTGTCGCCTACCATAATCATTATGCCTAGCTTTGGGCCTTTTTTGCCTTTAGCCATTTTACCTTTAGCTTTCATTCTTTTTTCTCCTTGTTTTTAGAAGGTGCCATTCTATGTGACCATCGAGTTTTTCATCAACCTTGTCGACTTTATGTGCTAGTTTGTGAAGTAGGTCACGTGCTTCTGCATGCTGGGACGTATTCTCTTCTCTCAGCTTTTGGACTACCACTACCAAAGGGCCACCAATGATGGCCACGAGAATAGGAACCAGCCACTCCATTAGATTAGCTCTTTCCTTGTTGAGATTTTTTCTACGTTAGGCATTGCTTCATACATCCTTTGGGTTTCTCTGATAGTTGATTCATTCCAGTTAGAACGACCATAACCGGTTGATTTAAAACCAAACTTTACTTCCGAAACATGACATTTAAAACAAATACCGCGTTTTTTGTCTTGTTCTGTCTTTAGTTCTGCACCGCAGTTAGAGCATTTCATTTTATCTCCTACCTATTGTGTACTTTTTTTCGTTAATACCAGTTATTTGCGCCGATTGGTGCTTCTTTTTCTACTTTTGGTTTTTTAACTTTAGTAGAAAAATAATCTAAAGTGCCCCATACTGGCTCTAGTTTTGGCCTATATTCTGGCAACCATACATATTTTAGCATCTGGTTTGCTATTGCTAGACTCATGACTCTGTCATCGTGGGGTGAGCCATGGGTTGTGCCATTGTCATCACGAACAAAAGTCTTGAGTTCAGCAATCGTATATTCACATTTTAAACTTACAGCACCGTCTCTTATTCCTGCGTTTAGTTCGTCTATTGCCAATGGTTTAGTTAAGGTTGTTGTGCGCCAACCCAATGTTTCTGTGGCTTCTGGATTGCGTTGATTGAGTCTACGCTGGCGATAAAGATTGGTGTAACCTATTTTATTTAAAGCTGTTAGTGTGGTTAAACCATGGTTATTTGATTCTACTCCAATCAAAGCTTTATTATAATAATAGCCAAGAGCATAAAGTATCTCTTCGCCAAATTTGTCTGGATCCACGTGACCGTGCCAGTGGGCTACAACTACGCCTGTTTTGGCATCGATGACGTGGGCTGAGGAATAGTCACCTCTGGCTAGGCCTTCTGCTACGTCAGCACCAATAACGTATACAGAATTAAAAAGTGGTGTTTCCCAAACTGACAATGGACCACCTACTGCTTCAAAAATAAATGTATTGTTGCCTGATTCAAGCTTTTTATGAAAACCCTTTTTGCCGGGCATCACTACCATTTGTTTTAAAATATCCAAATCAAATACTGGTCTACCAGAACGAATGAATGCTTCTTCTGGATTGGACGGGTATTCTTGGTGTAACTGCCAGTCTGGTAGTTCTGCGGCTTGTGCATCATACCAAGCTTGGTCACGTTCTGCCGCTGACCAAGGAAAGAAGATGCCACGGAACCTGTTAGTTCCATTTTGCGAACCTTGCCACAATTGGTAGAAGATGTTTCCTTCACCTTTTGCGGTTGACAGACAGATGACTCTACCGCCAACGTCAGCGATTGGTTCTATTGATGCCCAGGCTTCTTCTGGATTGGGCAAGAATGCCATTTCGTCAATGATGGCCAAATAGACTGATTCACCTCTGGCTGGCTCATTGGCTGATGGCAATGACTCAATAACTGAATCATTATTAAATGTCATCTTTAAAACATTGTTTTGCACTAGCTCTGGGCCAGATTTTTTCATCCAGTCTGGCAAAAACTTATAGATATATTTAGACTTGGCTAGAAGTTTTGTTGCCTCTCTTTCCGTCTTTGACAACATAACGATGAAACGGTCTGGCCAAAAGAAAGCCAACCAAAAAGAGTACGCCGCTGCCAGAGTTGAGAATCCTATCTGACGTGCTTTTAACACGATTGAATATCTGTTTTCTAACCATGCTTTGACTGCTTCTTTTTGCGCTTCACGCAATTCTAGTTTAATTTTGCCTTTGTTTGGATGTTTGATGTAAACATAATTTTCACAGAAGAAAGAAAACGCTTCAGCAAGCTCTTCTGCCGTAGCACCTTCTTTGCCACGACAACGCCTAAACTGATACTCATTAACTAGGTCTTCTAATTCCATTTGTTTTTCTTAAGCGTCAATTCTATTAACGTAACCATTTATTAGAATTACGTTTGCTGAAGATGCAAATGCTCTAACTACAAGTCCGTTTTGAAGCAGTAAGCCAGGAACAACTAATGTGTATCCATCTTCTGCAGCAATACTTACCTCAATGTTACCATCAGGTGCTGTTGCCTCACCCCATTCAATAGTAAGTTTTACAGTGCTAGTTGAAGAATTAACTGCATAAAGCCAAATTTCATCAAGGTCAGTAGTTCCTGTAACAGCTGTGTGTATAAGTGTTCCAGCTGTTGCAGTTGCCGCTACTTTTATTTGTTTGCCTTGGGTGCTACCTGATAATAGTCCCTTACTGTATGTTGCCATAATCTACAACCTTTCATTCCATTCAGAAGTGTTAATAATTTCTTTTATTTGTTCTACAGAATACACATTTGATTTTGTTTGAAGATTTTTTACAGAAGGTGGAATATTTCCTTCCCACTTAACAAAAGTTAATGTACCATCTAAAGATTTTCTGACTGTATTAACAGAATCCTCTAAAACTTCTTCAAAGTTTATTTTATTAAGCTCATCAGCAGAAAATATTA